GCGACGAATACCCCAAAGAGGTCCACGCCGTAGCCCCATCACCAATCTTATAAAAATCGGTGTCGGTTTCGATACAAAACTCTCCCGAAGCGGGAGTCGGATCGTTCGATGTCCAGTTCGCAGCGGTATCCCTCCGCAGTTGAATAATTATTGCCATTACTGTGCTCCTGAGTTCCCGCCATCGACTGGCCCAGCGATGGTATATGTAGAGTTACTTAAACCGCCATCCATGTTGGCAAGAGAAGGCCCCGTAGGCCCAGATATGCCCCCATACGGCAAACTGACGTACGCTGTCGTACCGTCACCTATTTTGAACTTGTCCGTGTCAAGCTCCAAAGCGAACTCGCCTTCAGCGAGTGTCGGATCTGCTGCAGTCCACGCTGAGGCTGTGCCTCGTCTGAACTGAATCTGCAACGGCATTACGTCGGCCCTCCTGCATCAACAGGGGAAACTCCCCCATAAGTGCTGGATGGCAGACCGCCGTCCAGCAAACCGTTTCCTATTCCAGTAGGCCCAATCGGGCCGTCAGGACCATTGGGACCATTTGGACCTGTCGGACCTGTCGGACCTGGGGGTCCACCTGGGTCCCCTGTCGGTCCTGTTGGTCCTGTCGGACCTGTACCGCCTGTTGGTCCGAGTGGTCCAGTGGGACCATCGGGGCCATCGGGACCGTTAGGCCCCGTTGGGCCAGTCGGACCAGTATTCCCCGTGTTCCCTGCTGGCCCCAACGGACCATTAGGCCCCGTTGGGCCTGTCGAACCTTGCGGGCCAACCAACGAAAGTCCCCCAGGCCAAGTCCCACCAGCCTTCGGTCCAAAGAAATAGTCCGTAGTCGTATTGTAAAAGAAGTCCCCGTCAACACCCTGACCAGCCGTTGGATCACTCGCACCATTCAGGATGGTGTACCCAGAGGGACCTGTTGGACCCGAAGGACCAGACGGGCCAGATGCCCCTGCGGGACCAGGGCCACCAGCGACTCCCGCACCAGAAACTATTTGCCAGTACGCCGTACTCCCAGGAGTATTACCTGTCGTACTTGTCCGTGCCACATAGGAACCGTCGTTGTAAGACACAACATCACCAACGGCGTAGGCAGTGCCAGATGAGTAAACACCTTGATAGGTGAGTCCATCGGCATAGGAAATAAGTTTTGTTCCTCCACCTACGTCCTGAACGTATGTTGCTCCTGTGGGCATTATTCAAGCGCCCCTAACCGATTGTCAATGTCTTGCACTGCTTTGACAAGCATCGCAAGCATCGACTTGTCTCGATACACGATTGGATCACCAGCAGCGTCATACAAAATGGTGTCTGGTGCAGCTTCGTGGACTTCTTCAGCTATGAACCCTGGTTCTGGGGTTTGGGTTGCGTAATCTAGGCTTGATCGTTCAGCTACTTCGCGGTTCCAACGGAACGTGCGTGGCTTCAAAGCTCGTAGCTTTGTCCAGTTATCTTCAACGTCCATGTCTTCGACATCTTCTTTGAAACGGATTGATGATGAAGTTACTCCAAGACGTTGTGTTGCTCCTGAACCTACCGTGATTACTGCGTCGCTTCCCGAGATCGTAGGCCAACCAGCAAGGGTTGAACCCCCAACGTCTGTTTGGATAGGGGCACGAATATCTATATAGTTACTAGAGTCTTTGGTTATCGAGAGAATACGACCGCTTTCTGGTGTTGCAGATGATCCATGGATATGAAATCCAAATCCAGCTTGATTTGAATGGATGTTATCGTTCCATTCCAGCCAATCTTCGCCGTCTGCAGGCGGCGTGGCATTGTAATCGTTGCCCATGAACAAGCGAGCAAAATCGTAGCGAGTATTAACTCTAATATCGCCACCAGTGTCTATGTTCGCTCGAACATTTAACCATTGACAGTTGATGCGAGTACCTTCACCTAATTCGTAAGAACCACTGTCGTCATTCCAATTCGTGTAACCAATAATGTCACCACGAATCGCCATCGAACCGTCAATAACTAAACGGTATTCTGCCGCTGGACGACCAACCTCTGTCGTCTGGCCTTCTCCAGCACGTTTCGAGTACACCGAATAACGACGCTTCTCGCTGAGGTAATTGCCAGCTTGATCCGCTGGCGTAGTCACATCAGCCATCCAAGACAGACCGCTTACCCCTGCCCGATAGTTCAGGTCGAACAACCAGTTCCCAGCAATTTCACCATTAATACTCGTACCAGTAGCTAAACCAATAACGTTATTCTGAGAACTGTTCAAATACATGGCGTCAGATGTTCCAAGACTCACAGTCCCAGACACAGTTAAGGGACCAACAACAGACCCACCAGTTCCCTGAACCACACCAGGATAGTTACCTGTGTCACCCGCCACACCTTGCAACCAGTTCTTAACGTACGTCCAGTTTTCGTTGTGCTCTTCCGCTATAATCGCAGTACCAGCAACGGCTACCCCTTTGGGTGCAGTAAAGGTTGCCATTAACGTAATCTCCTGTGCAAATATGTAAACGCCATAGCGTTTACTTCCCAAGCCTCATTAACTGATGTTGGACCGTCGATCCTCATTTGTATAGCTTTCGCTGTCCCAAGTGTGGGTAGACGCTCGATGTTCGTGATATCGGTATTAGTTTCAGCAGCCCAAATACTATTCGTAGGATCGTCACCCCAAACACCCGTACCGCCTGTCGGCCCAGCCGACAAAGCCCAAGTAGCAGCCGCAGTAACGGGGGTTTCCACACCGAAGTTCATGGATTTCTTAGAACTTGAGGTGTCATAGTCTGTGTATAAGGTTGCCGCTAATGCAACTGTATTGTCAGAACTCACAACAATTCGAGGTTTACCCCAACGCTTACGAACAATAGGGTTACCGCCAACCATCCAACTGGTTGTATACGAACTAGTAATATGGGTAGCTGTAGCCCCATAGATATCGCTTTCGAGGTCCTCTTCCAAATGGATCACTCGACCAGTATTAGAAGAACACCCACCCAAAAGATTTTGTGCAGCGTTCGGCGGCGCAAACGTCAACATGACATTTGCGTCGATATCGGTCATTGTCCAAGCACCAGTCTCACCCAACGTCGGATCATATATCAACACCCGACGAGTGGTAACAGCCGAAGATGTGTCGCTCCAATCAATGGAGACATACAAACGGTTCTTAAACCAAGCAAGCTGCGGGGGACTATTGAACTGGAGACGCCCATCGTCAATAGCTGGCATGAGTTTCTCAAACACCCAAACAAACCGTTCACCGTTGTACATCCATACGCCTTGACGGTCGTACCAGAAGAACACCCCATACGGAGTGGAAACAGGTGAGGAGTCGGATACAGAACCAACATCCTGACTTAAAGAGTGCAACTGAAACGACTCAGTGCTACTTCCAAACAGCGCATAAACACTGTTCGTTTTGAATACCAGCATTCGATCGGCAAAAGGAACAAGACCAGATAGCTCGTCGCCCCTTTCTCCCACGTTGACACCTATGTAATCAAATTCTCGCCAAGATTCAGGATCATCAAGTTTCGACCATCGAAGACGGTTGGAATAAGCAGTACCGCTTTCCGTTGTGTGAGCAACCCAGGCGTGATTGTTCCAATGGCACGTATATTTCGCTATCGGATAGTTCCCTGCTGAACCGTTTATGTTAGATGCAAGGTTTAATGCTGATGATCCATCATAAACAAATGACGAACTGGTGCCTGATACCCCATAAAACTTAGAGTTCGTTGTTTGGCCGTACAAGCGGTCACCATCGGTGACGGAAACTCCAGCCAAGCTAGTGAAATCATCAGTTGCTGACTCTGCAACAGTCGTACCGTACGAACAAATAACTCGGGCCGTTCCCCCATCGGGCGTGAATTGACACAACCCAGTGACGTTCGAGTTCAACGCAGTTGAGTTTCTTCTATTAACCCCTAACCGCATTTTGATGCCACCCCTGGGGTCCACATCAACATTCAGCATCTTAGGACTCTCCGAAGACGCCAAATTGAACTGGTCAGAACGAAAGTTCAAACCACCACTAAAATCTTGAAGCATATCCAGCTTAAACCCAGGTCGCGCCATCATCTACTCCCAGGAATATCTGAGACGATATGGCAAATAACTGCTAGACAACCAACGTGAAGATCTACGACCATTCAGCACTAACGGTTGCGGAGCAGGAGCATCAAGATATCTGGCTCGGAGATTATCAAGTTCTCTGATAAAGGTACCAAAATAATTAGCAGCCATATCGGGATCTTCTTGCTGGTCGTAAGCACGACTAATCCCGTATGTGGCGATTACAACGTGGAACGGTTCAGGAAAATCATCAGGACCAGTCCCGTCAATAGTATTTACTCCAAAATGAGTCGGATTTTTGTATCCACGCACATAAATAGTTTCTCCACCCCCAGGAGTGGGGTACAACCGTGCAGTGTCCCCCCAGAAACTCCAATACCAAGGGTCCCCGCTACTTGCAGTGTCCAACGGATACGACGCATCGGCAGCATCTCTACCCAACATCGTAAGAATATGGTCATCGGTGCGTAAAGCCTGAATTTCTCTTAAACCATTACTCAGAGAGGCACCCACGGCAGACAAAGCATAATCTTTTGTGCTTGCAACCGTGGTAAATGTTGTTTCTGCCTCGTACCAAGGCCAACGCTTCTCGCTGTAAACAACTTGATCGTAGCCTTCACCAAGGAAACGATTTAAGACCACATCCGAAATATCGCTGCTGTCAATTTCGACAACAGCCCGAATGTAAGACCTCATATCCTCAATGTTCACACCTACTCCTTATGGAAAGTACAGAAGCTTTCTCCCCCAGCAGGACGAGCTTTGCAAGGTTCACCAGACTTAGCTATCGCTAAACAACTATTCGTGGTGGGTTTCATAATTTCACCGAAGTCTTCAACTTCTATTACGTTGCGACTTCCATGCTGAGAAGACCTAGCAGCGACTACTCTCCCCCTCTCCCCAGGGTCAGCATATAACCTCGAATTTTTTGAGTAACTAATTTGATTGGTTGCATTTACTCTACTGACGTTTCGCATAAGTCCTCAAAAAAGTGACATGGTGGGGGGCCGAAGCCCCCCACGTCGTCATTTGTGGGTTATAGCCCTGTTAGTACCCCTTGTCGGGCACGGTTTGAACATGTCAACTGACCGTACGCAAGTATTTGTGAGAACACTGCGTCTTGGCTGGTTGGGCGTACAAACGGAGTTGCTTTGAACCACACATCACTGTGTCGTACAAGCTGAAGGTACTTCGTGTTCAAGAAGTACATCGGTTGTGACCCCGCAGCAACAGTCCCTGTCGAGATGGCTCCATCAAATGTGATGGGCGCACCCTTGAACATGAGGTTCTGGAAGCCAGCGTCAGCCATGTCGGTATCGGTGTACCGCATTTGACCTGTCAGCAAGCTTTCATACTTCTCATACGCTTGCTGCGACGTGATGATGATTGTCGGCTGGTCATTACCAGTCGAACAATCGTTGTACATCGTTGCCATCATTGCTGCAGTCAAGCTAGCGACACCACCAGAGGCTGTTTCTTGCGAAGCCCAAAAGTCGTCACCTGCTACAGAAGGGTCAATACCCGCAAGGGTGTTGGCCGTAAGGACTGATCCGTCAACAATTTGTTCCAGACCGTTCCACCGAGTAGCCAAAGCACCAGCGCCAGGACCAGTTTGATAGAACATTAAGTTCATGTTCTCAATAATGGTTTCCTGTGTCTGGAAGATCTTGCCTTCGAGAAGGTCAATGATCTGTGCTTCACCATTGTTTTGGGCTTCTTCAAGACCATTAATGGTTACCGTTGCAGCGTACTGTCCCCAGTCATACTCAGCAGCCGAAATACCTGCCTGAGCAGTCGTGGCAATAGTTTCCGAACCAGAGTAGTGGTCAGCCGTAGTGTTTGTTCCATAGATAATTGGAACAACAATCTTTGCGCCACCACTTACTGTTCGCATTGTTCCAGTGTTTGTCAACGCATAAAACAATGGACGGGCACTGAAAATGTTGTCCGTTAATCGCGGAATATAGTTATTGAGCGTGGTGCTCAATATTTGATCGAAATTGGCGTTTCCAGCCATATTTGTTTGCTCCTAAAAGGTTAAGTGCTTAGTTGTTCCTTTGCCTGAGCGAATGCTTCTCGGATACTTGTGGGAATTGAGGTGGGTTTAGAATCGGTTCCCATTTGGGTTGACCCCCCAGGTTCCACTACTGCTGCTTCCCGTTTCTTAGAAACAATTTCTTGTTCCTTCGTTAGTTTGTCAGCAGTGCTTTTAACCTCATCGAATCGCCAATGCGTGTAAGCAGCCTCAAGATTTGGAATCTTGTGTCGCAAAGCGTGATTAAGCAATTCACGGCTATCGAAATCGCCGTATGTTTCCTGTAGGTTCGATACTTGTCGCTCTACTGCTTCCTGTCTGCGGACGCTTTCAGACTGTTCAACTCTTTTTTCTAGGGCAGCAATCTTTTTGGCGGTAGGGTCTTCTTCTTCTTCCCAGTTGTAATCTTGACTAGAAGAATCAGGTTGTCCTCCGAAATCTAAATCGAAAGAATGAGCCAGAGTTCTAAGTGTTTCCTCTGGATTATTTTCCAAAGCAGACACTATTTGTTCGGCCTGATGTAAACGGTCACGTTCAGCGGCCACCTCTTGAGTCTTTCGGGTGTAATCCGAATGTCTCTGGTAGCCGTTTTGAAGTTCTTCAAGGGTGACCTGTTCTTCGACACCATCTATCTTGATGGTGTACGTTTCCCCAGGTTCCAATGGAACATCTATTGAAGATTCAGGGTCATCCACATACGTGGATTCCATATCAACTTCATTTTCTTCGGGCACTAGCCCCTCCTAAGGAATTCTCTGCGAGATTGTTCCTAATAACTATAGGGGAGTGTCCCATTATAAGGAAGGAAGCTCGACACCCATCTGGTTTTGAAGCTGCGCTAAGATCTCTGGCGGTATGCCCCCAGTGGGCGCAAACGCACCACCTTCGGGCGCTCCCAGCCCTCCAGGCATACCCATTGCACCTAAATCTGGTGGAGAAACTATTGGTCCTTCTTCCTCCACGACTTCTTCTCCCTCTGGCGGCGGAGGTTGCCCTTGCATAATGAACTTCGCTGGATCTTTGATACCGAAACCATTCTCCAACACATGCATCGCTAAAGCAGCAGGGTCAATAACTGTCCCAACAAGCGGACCTATAGCATTCATCAGCGAAATCGCTTGTTGCTTACGAATTGTGTCATTCATCGGCTGCGTGGAACCAGCTTGAACAGAGAAGTCGTATTCTCCAGTAATGTCTTCACGGGTGTAGCCAACAAACATGTCTTCACCACCGACACTGGTGATTCTGGCTATTTGTTCACCTGTCATAAACTCTTGCATGAGTTGTATGACTCTTCCAGCTACCTGAGAAATAGCAATTTCGACAATAGCTAACTTGTCCGCAGACCGAGCATTCTGGGCATCAGCAACAATAGAAGCCTCAGTAGCCGTACGCCTAATCTCAGGCATTGCGCCTCTGGCATACTCCGAAATACCTGAAACAGTATTGATATCAGCTTCAATTATGGACGAATAATTGTATATTTCAGGACTAATTGGCACTTGAGGCATCGGAACAACCACTTCAGAAAGCGGTTTGTTCTCATCCACGACAGGAACCATACGTCCATCATCATCAGATTCAAGAGCTTCACGACCCTCAGGCCCAAACGAGCGTTCATGGTACAACCATTTCCTGGCGTAACGCTTCCTGTCGTTCATCAACTGTGAACGAGTCTTATCAAGCTCCAACTGGAGACTTTCAATACTTTCGAGATCACCTATCGGATAAAATTGATCTGGAACATCATAATTTCGGACCATTACGAACGGTTGACCGTATGCGTAAGGCATTGCCACGGGATCTATGAGGAACTCCCCAGCACCCTCAGCGTAAACCGAAAGCGTGTTCAATCTCATGTCGTAGTATTCCCATACAACTACTTGGTCAGGAAGATACTGGTTTTTTTCTTCCATTGATGCGTTGTCATCAGGAATATAGTTACTTGACAGCCGTTTCCGTGCCGACGGTTTGTAACGCTTATCGTTTTGAGCTTCCGTAAGGTTCCTTACGATCCGTTGAGCAATCCAACCAGCTTCTCCCATTGTGTTTGCTTTAGGATCTACAAAAATGTCGAAAGGAGAAATCCTTTCCACGAACGGCTGATCCTCAACGACCCTCATAATTGTTTGAGGGATATTTGCGTAAATATCTTCATTCGTGGGAAGGTCAGCAGCTAGCTCAGGGCTATCTGCTGCGAAATCTGCGACTTCTTGAAACGCTTGATCTATTAAACTTTCCCGCTCGACTTCGGTAACAAGCTGTGTTTGCTCAAGAAATTTCCAACCAACTTTTAACCAGCCATGACCGAAAATTAGGAAATCTTTGACTGCGTGACGGAAAGGGTCACGAAAGTTGTGGTGTTTCCACATGTAGTTAATGATTGCTTCAACAAATATGGCCCTGTCAACATTCTCTTCCGTATTTGCTTGAACAACTATCTTTGGATAGTTCACTGCAACACTTGGTGCGATCACGTTGACTGTCGAAAACGCTAAATTGACTGCAATCAGATCTTGCTGGTTTGAAGTTGTCGAAGGCCAGTGCTTGCCCTTGTACAAATCTATCAACCGTCGCCAAGTGTTTTCGTAGCCTTGCTGGTCACGCCATTGGCGACATTTCTCGACGCCCTCAGTGTATTCTCCTAGGAGTTCTTGACGAGACTTTTGAACCATCAGAATTGCGCTTTCTCAGGGAGTTTTTCGATGTTACGCCCTTGAGATTCAGCTTCGGCAAACACCTTAGCTTCCCGTTCACGGTTAGTCAGATGACGTTCATCTGCAGGCAAAGTCTTTCTGTAGGCTTCACCCGTATGCACTGTTATCGACTTTAGGCGCAAACGACGCTCGTAAAGTTCCCTGAGTTCCCATAAAGGAACATCTCTCCGTGCGAGAACATACTCAGAGAACTCTACGAAGCTGGCCTCATCTCGGAGGACAGCCATATTTTAACCAGCGTTATGGCCGCGAAAATCGGGCTGCTCACCTGCAGGCTCGACCTTGCCACTGGTTCCGTGCTGGTTTTTCGGGGTTGCGCGAACACTCACAGTTTTGCCTAAATCACCGTTTTGGTTCGCATACTTCCCTGCGGTCAATCGCTGTTTAGGTGATTGTGGACCTCCAGGGGTCCAAATGGGGTTAGCGGATACTGATCCGCCACGTTCCATCTTGTTATTTGCACCTTTAGTACCGTCAACGGTGACTCCAGGTGTTTGAGCAATATTTCTTCCCACGGATTCCTCCAAAAATGACATGTCTATAGAAAGGTTAGCGTGTCCCACGGATAGTAGTACCGCCTATGAGAGAGGAGGGTCTATCTGGCTCTCCCATTGCTAAACGCGCCCACCAGTCAACAGTCCAATAATCGTTTACTTCAACTTTATACTCAGGTTCGTGAGCATATTTACGCATCTGGTTAGCCAAAGCCAACGCCATCACACGGTCATCGTAAGGGGAACCACCCATACTTCCCCTGTCGTTACGAACAAAAGTTCGTAACTCTGCCAGGGTGTGACGATCCCGAACAGTCAACTCCTCGTTCCGTAATGCGGAACTCAAATCATCAATCATTAACGGTTTCGACGTACGAGTAGTCTTCCAACCGTACTCGTGACCGATTCTGTTGTTCACACTGTTAAGTTGTCGTTTACGAAACAAATTGGGGTAACCCAAATGACGCAACTCAGTGATGGTTGTTAAACCATGGTTATTTGACTCGACACAGCACAAAGCTGAATTAAACCAACGGCCTACATTGTCCACCTCTTCAGCTAAAAGATCTGGAGCGATATGACCGTGCCATATGGCTGCTTGGTTTCCCGTACCAACATTTAATACCTGGATGACAGAGTAATCGCCGTGACCTAAACCCTCAGCCGTGTCGATTCCCATAACGTAAGCGGATCTTGCTGCAGGACGTTCCCAAACTTCTAAACTCATTGCGACCGAAACTCCAGCACCCCAGGGGCCTTAAACATGTACCCAGTTTCACCGTGAATAACTTTTTGTTCCAGAGCTTCAAGAATATCCAGATCGAATACAGGGTTACCTGACTTGACGAACGCCTCTTCAGGCGTCGTCGGATACTCCTGAGCAAGCTGCCATGGCAACATTGACTCGACTTTTTCCAGGTACCAGGATTGTCCTCTATCCTCCGTAGCTGACCAAGGGTAAAACATTGACGCAAACTTGTTAGCCCCAGTTGTAGCCCCGACCCACAACTGGTGAAAAAAGTTTCCTGAACCATTAGCCGTACTCAAACCGATGATACGGCCACCCACGTCCGCTACAGGTTCTATGGAACTCCACGCTTCTTCCGCATTCGGAAGGAAAGCCCACTCGTCAACCACAATCAGAGTCGCAGATTCACCACGAGCAGGATCGGAAGCAGACGGCAAAGATGTGATCTGAGATCCATTAGCGAATCCCATACGTTGCTGATGCTCCACAAGCGATTTAGGGCCACGTTCAACCATCCACTTGGGAAGGTGACTAAACCCGTACTTACTTTTCCGAAGCAGCAACACAGACTCTCGTTCAGTTCTGGAGAGATCAATGATGTTTTGATCAGGATGAAAAAACGCTGTCCAGAACTGGTGTGCAGCTACCAGAGTACTCCACCCAATCTGGCGGGCTTTTAATGTAAGCGAATATCTATTGCCTGCCCAGTGTTTGATAGCTTCCGCTTGAGCCTCACGTAAAGCAAAAAGAATACGCCCGTGAGCAGGGTGAGCAATGTGCCAATAATTTTCAAGAAAATATCTTTCGTCCCGTACACACTTCCTCCACTCCGCCTCCTGGCGGAGTTCTGATATCCTAGACATTGTGCTTACCAATCATTACTGGTACATCCCAGAGGCATTAACCCCACAGCAGTGCGACGAAATCCAGCACGCCGTCGCAAACGTTGAAGAAGTAGAGGGATTCCACTTCGGACACGAGGCAGGACATCGTAAGTCCCAGGTCTCATGGCTCTACGACGAAAAAATAAATGATCGACTCGGCGCTTGGGTGCGTCAAGCCAACAGGGAAGCAGGCTGGTGGTACGACTTACATAAGACAGAAGCCATCCAATACACGAAATATCGGACAGGCGACCAGTACGACTGGCATATCGACGGGAACTCAGATAACCATGCTGCACGGAAACTTGTTTCGGAGGTCCCTGCTCCGATTCCCCTAAACGTGACCCCATTTCCCGAATTCCAGGGAACCGTGCGTAAATTGTCCGCATCAATCAACCTTTCCCACCTGGGAACCTACGAAGGAGGCCAACTCCAGATCCGCTGCTATGACCAACTTCATGTGTTTAACGACGCTCCCCGAGGATCAATAATAGTGTTCCCCAGCTTCATGGAACACAGAGTAACACCCGTACTCTCAGGAGAACGACACGCTGCAGTCATCTGGTACAACGGATACCCCTTCCGCTAACCAGCCTCAATAAAAATGCATTCACCAGGACACTCCTCAGCCGCTTCAATTAACGCATCAATGTCCTCGTCAGGAACTGTAGCCATACCCTCACTCATTTTGTGGACGGGTTCACCTTTCGGGGAACCCGTCGGCCCATACAGATTCGGCCAGTCAGGCTCTTTCACATAAGCCAAACCATCAGCATGCATGTCAAAAACTGAAGGACAGATCTCCACGCAGATACCGTCCCCAGTGCATAAATCTTGGTCGATCCAAACTTTCACCAGCCACACCCACCATCTTCATTACCTAGCTTTCGCCCCCGTGCATATGCTCAGGCACATACTTTTTGTACGGATACATCGACGGAGAATCACCAAAAACAGTCACATCAGGAAACCACACCCGATCCTCCCTCCTGTACTCACGAACAATGGGAGGAATCCGAAACCACTGACCCGCACACACCGAAACCCTAAAATTTGTCATACTAACAGCCTAGATCTTTCCGCAACTGCTCCCACACAGTCCACTGGCCCTCAGTCCAATTATGATCTATAGCGCTATACAACTGACTGCATTGCGCCCCAAATCCTGCACCCCCAATCAACGCAGGAGGCTCCTCAGACTCACTCACTCCAAAGGGCCACCACATAAGTAGTCCACCAATCGCTGCCGCCAAAGCGACACCAGCCGCTGTAACGGCCTTAGCAATCTTTTTAATAGCCTCAGACCAAACATCGGCCCGATCTGCCACATCCTCTATCGACACATAACCCCCACATAACTATTTTTTTCCCCTATTACGGGCACGATTCGCAGAACTATCCTCCAACGTCGTGCCACCCCCCTCAGTGTGCGAAACATCCTTCCCAGTCAAAACCTGACCAGCCCTAGCTCTTGCTCTCCGCTCCTTATCTAATTCTGCACGATATTTCCTACGAGCAGGAGTCGCATGATACGCAGTATCGTAAGCCTGCTTTTTTTTCGCTGAACCTGGGTTAAGTCGCAAATATCTTGCAGTAGGCCCAAGCTGAGCAAGCGGTTTCTTAGGAGGAGCCATCACTGACAACTTTCACAAATCTCATACCCATCAACAGAACACTCAATAGGATCATCATCCAAAAACGGGTCCAACTCAGGACGCTCCCCCATCTCATTCAATTGCATCCACATACCGTCATCGAAAAGCTCTTGAGAAGTCGCCCCCGACACCCTCACCGCTTATTCCCTTTAGTAACCTTCTTACCCGTTTTCTTGGCATACGACTTAGCAGCCTTACGACCCTTAGACGAATACGAAAAATGTTTATTACCAACCCTAGGCATTCTCGCTCCTTAAACCAGCAACCAACGAATCCAACTCGGAAGCCAACTCCGCATCGGACATACCAGACGCCTCACGCTCATCATCAACCACCACTCTCCGCTTCGGAGTGAACCGTTCTATGTACTGTAAGTACAAAGAAGCAGCCTTAACATCACCCTGTGCGGCCTGCTTGTACAGAGCGTCAACTACTGACTGGGTACGCTCGGGGTGGACGTTTAATTCAGCCGCCCTACGGTCCCACTCACGGACAAACCGAGGATCAGACTTCCACCGCCTCGCCGTACGCTCATTCAAATCACGCTCCGCACACCATTCCTTCGCAGAAGCAGGAACCCGCTCATCCGACAGCAGCCAGTCGAGGAACTCTGCCCATTGGGTGGGCATTACCTGTTGTCCTGTGTCGGGGTCTGTGGTCCAGCCTCGGCCACCACCATTCTGCGGCATATTCAACCTCCTATATGAAAGTTTAGTTGTCCCGTTTGGGAAAGTGGGACAATGTAGGTATAGTGTAGGGGGGGGGATGGGGAAACCCCCCAAGGGTTTCCCCATCCCCCCCTCCCTTCCCCTACCTTGTATGCCGCTAACGCATCTCCAGTAACAGGCATACATCAAGAGACACAAAAAAGAACGCTCCCCCCACGCCCAAGTCTCAAAAAACAGAACGCACTGTCTACTGTTATCTATACATAAAGGGGATCACTATCCGTACCCCCCCTGGGGGTGCCCTCGGTCGTCGCCCCTCTTCTGAAGTGACCCGTAGCACCCGTTACCGTGGCCGTGGCCGTAGATGTCACCCGCATAGG